AACTAATAACACAGCAGCATTAACTTTTGGTGGAGGTAATGATCCACCTTCAGCATTAACAGAAGATTGGAATGGAGCATCATGGGTAGAAGTTGCAGATTTATCAACTGCAAGATATGGTATAGCTGGAAGTGGAACAAGTTCTTCTGCTTTAGGTTTTGGTGGATATGGAACCGATACTACAGCAACAACTGAAGAATGGTCAAGTTCAGGCAATACAACTAAAACAGTGGACACAGATTAATTATGGCAAGTTATAAAGAAATACACGGAACTAAAATTGAAACTGTAACATCAGATCCTTCAAATCCAGTTAATGGACAAGTATGGTATAATTCTTCTGATCAAGCATTAAAAGGATTTACGTCTAACCCTGCAGGAAGTTGGGCTACTGGTGGTAATTTAAATACTGGTAGAGCTTATGTAGGAGACGCCGGAACACAAACTGCGGGTTTATGTTTTGCTGGATATAATACACCACCTGCAACAAGATACGCTTTAAATGAAAATTATAATGGTTCATCTTGGACAGAGTTAGCAGATTTAAACACAGCAAGAAATGATGTTGCAAGTGGAGGATCATCGACATCTGCAATATGTTTTGGAGGTTATAGTAGTACAACACTTGATATTAATGAGTCTTGGAATGGTTCTAGTTGGACAGAAGTTGGTGACTTAAACACGGGTAGAACACAATTTGCAGGATGTGGAGCTGATAATGAAGCTTGTCTTGGTTTTGGTGGATATCCAAATTATGCTATTACAGAAAAATGGAATGGAACAGCATGGACAGAAAGTGGTGACTTAAATCAAGCTAGATCATCTGTTACTGCTGTTGGAACTGATACCGCTGCTTTAGCAATAAGTGGAGAAAATTCAAGTCCAACTGCAACAGATTATGCAAATGTAGAATTATGGAATGGTTCTTCTTGGACTGAAATAGCAGATGTAAACGATGCAAGAGATGGTATGGCAGCTAGTAAAAATGGAAGTTCAACATCAGCTCTTGCTTTTGGTGGTCCTGCTTCATCACCAATAACAGGAAAAACAGAACTTTGGAATGGCACAAGTTGGGCAGAACAAAATGATTTATCTACTGCTAGATACAGTTTAGGAGGATCAGGAAACGCAACTGCAGCATTAGGTTTTGGTGGTGGAGATCCAACAAAAATTGTTTCAACAGAAGAATGGACTTCACCAGTAACAACTACAGTTAGTTTTGACGTATCTTAATACTTTACAAGTATTTTAAAAAAGTATATAGTATAAATAAAAATGGAGAAAGACATGAAAAAAGACGTTAAAGATATTATACAAAAAGAAGAAATACATTTAAATAATTTATTGGAGCAAGAAGATTTATCTGCGTTCAAAGGTATGGTGGACGAACTTCGTGACACATGGACCAAGAAACAAATGTTTCGAACAGAAACAGAAGCAAGGTTTTCTGTATTACAAGACAATAGATACCCAACTAAAGCTGCAAAGTATTGGCAGTGTGTAAGAGAACAATCAACTTATTTAGATAACTTAATGACTTTATCATTTGATTATAGAAGAAATGATGCAAAGATAAAATGGTTAGAGAAAAAAATAGATAAAGAAGAAGATGAATATAAAGCAACAAAATATCAAATAGATTTAGATGAATGTAAATTTGCTAAAGCGTCTATGGAAAAAGTAGCTAAACATAGAATGAGAGAAATTAAAATGTGGTCTAAATTAAAAGTAGAATTTAACGATGGATCTTTTAATGACAAAGATGTTAATCAACATCAATTAGAATCATATCATAGAATGTATAAACAAAAAGCAAAATCAATAAACAACAACACTCCAGAAGCAGAAACATTTAATATAATAGGGCAATTACAATCTTTAGAAAGAATAAAAAATTCTGGTGAGTTAGAAAATAAAACAGATAAAAAAGAAGAACTTCCAAGATATGGAAAGCCCAGCTCTTAAATTTGATTTTGTATTTTTAGGACAATCTATTTTAAAATATCAAGTTCCTTTAGATATTTTTATGTCAATTAATAATATTTATGAAATAAATTTTCATAATCTTAAACCGGCTAATGGACAGTTGGTTGGTAAAATAGAAAATGAACACTCATTATTTTATAATGGTAAAGATCAAACAAAAATGAAAAACCATAATTTGTTACCAAGAGATGTAACAAATTATTTTTTGGAAATGTTTAAACACTATTTAGCTTTTAATAAAATAAGAGATTATGATACTCATTTAAATTCCATTTGGGTTAATGAAATGAAACAACATGAATATAATCCAGCCCATGTTCATAGAGGAATGTTATTTACTGGTCTATCAAGTGTAATGATTTTAAAATTACCATCAACTTATGGTAAAGAATATTCAGCAGCAGACATACCACAAAACGGTAGATTACAAATATTGGGTGCAGCTAATGGTCAGTTTGCAAAAATAGATTATCAGCCACCAATGGATCTTAGAGATTTTTATATTTTTCCATATGATATGAGACATACAGTTTATCCATTTAATGGAACAGATGAGGTTAGAAGAACTCTTGCTGCAAACTGTGATGTGGCTTTTGACCCAATTAAAAATAGAGGCGCTGCATGATTAATGAACCACGTTGGAAATCTTATATTGTTGAAACGACAAAACCCGTATTTACACCTAAACAATGTCAAATGATAATTAATGCAGGAAGATCAGAACCTAAAGTAAATGCTCAAGTAGGAAATGAAAGAGGTATTAAAGGTGGTGTTATAGATACTAAAACAAGAACTTCGCACATTAGTTGGATACCATTTAAAAAAATGCCAGAAATGTATAAAGACATAGAGGAAATAATGAAACAAACTAATGGAAATCATTTTGGTTTTGATGGAATGACATTAACAGAGTATGCTCAATACACAGAATACCCAGAAGGCGGTTTTTATGATTGGCATGTAGATAATGATGTTAACTTTAAACACGAACCACCTGTAAGAAAAATATCTATGACTTGTTTATTATCTCATGAGTCTGAGTTTGAAGGTGGTGATTTAGAATTAATAAAAGAAGGTAAGATTGCTAAACTTAAACAAGGTCAAATAATTTTTTTTGCATCTTTTATAAGACATAGGGTTGCCCCTGTTATAAAAGGTGTAAGAAAATCTTTAGTAATGTGGTTTGGAGGCACACCGTTTAAATAATGTTTAGAGAATTACATTTTCCAACACCTGTTTATATTGCAGATTTAAATGAAAATGATTTAAATCAACAATTAGAAAAAGATATTATTGCTTGGGCTAATAAAGATAAAGGAGTAACTAAGACAAACGTTAATGGTTGGCACTCACATACTAACATGAATGAGTTACCTGAGTATAAAAGATTAGTTGACATATTATATGAAGCTCAAAGAGTTATATATCAACAAGAACATTTAGACAGCGAACCTTTTTTAGGAAACATGTGGGCAAACATTAATCCACCTAATGCAATGAACAGAGCACATATACATCCAAATTCTTTATGGTCTGGTGTTTATTATATTAAAGCTGATTCTAATTCTGGTCATTTAAAAATAGATGACCCAAGAGCTGCGGCATCGATGTGTAGGCCAAGACAAAAACCAGGACCTGCACCTAGTAGATTATGGCGAGAAACACATTTTGAACCTAAAGCAGGTAGATTAATTATGTTTCCTTCTTGGTTAACACATTGTGTTGATCCGAATAAATCTAATGATATAAGAATATCAGTATCATTTAACTTTATGCAAAAATGTTTCGTAATTTAAAATATCAAATAATTAAAAAAGCAATATCTTATGAATTAGCTAATTTTATATTTAATTATTTTATGCTTAAACGTGATGCAGTTAGTTTTATGTATAAAAATAACATTCATTCACAGTCTGGTTTGTTGGGCACATGGACAGATGAACAAGTGCCTAATACTTATTCTAACTATGCAGATTTTGCGATGGAAACTTTAATGATGAAAGTGTTACCAGTAATGCAAAAAGAAACAGAACTACAATTAATACCTACTTATTCTTACGCTAGAATATATAAAAATGGAGATATTTTAAAAAGACATAAAGATAGACCTAGTTGTGAAATATCAACTACTCTTAATTTAGGAGGAGATCCTTGGCCTATATTTATAGACGGCACAGGAGCTGATTCTGTAATAGACGAATATAAAAATATACATAAACCTAACGCTCCAAAAGGCACTGAAGTCTTACTTGATGTTGGCGATATGCTAGTATATAGTGGATGTGATCTAGAGCATTGGCGAGAGCCATTTGAAGGAAACATATGTGGTCAAGTATTTTTACATTATAATCATGTAAATGGCCCATTTGCTGAAAAAAATAAATTTGATGGAAGACCAATGTTAGGTGTTCCCAAATTAAAATATTAATAATATAATGGGTTTTTATGTTACAAAAAGTAAAGTTTGCACCAGGTTTTAACAAACAAGTCACATCAACAGGCGGTGAGAGTCAATGGGTTTCAGGAGACAATGTTCGTTTTAGGTATCAATCACCTGAAAAAATAGGTGGTTGGGCTCAATTAGGCTCAGTTGATATTACTGGACGTAACACAGCTATTCATCATTTTGTAAATACATCAGGTATTAAGTATGCAGCATTAGGTACAAATAGAATTTTATATGCATACTCTGGTGGTATATTTTATGATATACATCCAATTAAAGCAACTACAACATTAACAAGCGCTTTTTCTACAACTAATGGATCAGCAGTTGTAACTTTAACATTTTCATCTGCTCATAATATAAATCAGTATGATATCATACTATTAGACAATTTTACATCTATAACTAATTCTAATTTTAATTCATCAAACTTTAACGATAATAAATTTATGGTAACTAGTATTCCAACAGATACTACACTTACTATTAACGTTGGTTCAAATGAATCAGGATCAGGTGCATCAACATCTGGTGGTATTAGAGTTAGACACTATTATCCAGTTGGACCAGCAGTTGAGGTTGCGTCTACTGGTTGGGGACTTGGATCATGGGGTGGTGTAAAACAAGGACAGTTTACATCAACATTATCTTCAGACATTAATGCATCAGTAACATCTTTAACTATGGCGAGTTCAACTTCTTTTGCATCATCAGGAACTGTTATT